TCCCTATACGCAATTTCTGAATGATCCCCTTTAAATGGTTCTTTGAATAATGCGGTTATTTTAACTGTGGGTCCGTCGTAATATTTTTCTTTACCAACGATTGCTCTATACCCAATAAAATTTTCATCCTTTATTGGTTTAAAGATTGACAATAGTTTATTAACTCTTTTCTCCATTCGTTGGAAATATTCTTCAGTATACTTTTCTTCCATAAATAATTTTTATTTGAATTTGTGATTACCAGTACCCCCCGTATGTTTTTCCACCCCACAGGTGACCATACCTATTAATTCTACACGCCCAATAACCGGCTTTCATTCTATCTTTTTTGTCTTTACATTTGTGTCTTGCGGCAAAACTTCTTCTTGCGTCAGGATTGGACACCTTTGCGGTTAATCCCCCGTGAACATCCCCAAAGGTAATCTTTTTAATTCTACCTGTTGATGGATCCTTAACATAAACTTTATATTTTTTACCACCACCTGAATCTCTCATCGGATAACCGACTTTAACTTTTTTACCTTGATATTCCGCTTCAGATAACAATTCTGATTCAGTCATTAAATAAGGGCAGTCCAATGAAACATATTCACCTGTAGATATTCTAACTACCTTACCTAAATCAGTTTCAATTAACCATTTATCTGATCTATTCAATTGTATTGATCCTTTGTGGTATAAATCCCTAACTTCACAAACTAAATTAAAATAACCATCCGAATATGGTCTAAAAACACTTTCAGATAATGTAATCTTATTATTAATATGATAATTTAAATTCTTGGATACTTTAACATTTTCAGTTAAAACCATATTGGGAATAAATGTTTCAGAAATGACTCTTCTGACTATCTGTTTAATATTATTCATTTTTCAAGTATATTTATATTTATAAATACAATAATGTTTGATATTTATATTAAAAAGTTACGCAATGAAAAGATTAGTTAAAGAAAGCGATATTAGAAGAGCACTATATAAAATCATCAAAGAAGATGATAGTATGAGTTCTGCGGAAAAGAAAAAAGTTAAACCAAGATGTGTTCCTGAAAACATAATCCAATTGGATGAGATAGTTGGGGATTCTGATGGATTCTCAAAATATTCTCCTGGAGTTTCAAAAAGAAACAGAGGGGTTAATGGTATTGTAGATACATTGGGAGTATTAAACAATATTAGATTGTTTAAGGACATTAAAGATGGTGGTGAACACTTGGCTTACGAAATGATGAATAACCTTAACAAATTCAGAAATAAGAACTATTATGATGAAACAAGTGGGAATTGTAATAAAGTTATGGATAAAGTAATTGAATTATACAAAGAAAACGAACACGGAACTGAATTGGTAAAGGATATTGAAAAGGTATTAAACTTACAGGTTAGAGAGGACGAATTTACACCGTCTCCAAGAGCCAAAGAATATTTAAAACAATGTATCAACTTGGTTAAAGGACAATAAGAATTTAATTAGGACCGTTGTCGTTACGGCAACACCAAAAAGGGACAATTCGCTACTGTCCCTTTTTTATTGCTCAAAAATTTGGTTAGTATATCTTATTAAAATTTAAAGTAAATAGTTTTTGTAATATTTATAATAAAAAGAATATGGCAACAAAGAAAGAAATCGTTACCAAAAAGAAGTATTTTTTTGGTTGGGCAAACATTAAATGGGTAATTAAAGAATTTACCAACATTTACAGTGATAATAAATCATTTTTTTCCAAAAAGAGAATTGAATCGGGAATTGCATTTATTATCGCTCAATGGGGTATGGTTTATTTTTTACTAAATAAAGTTAGTGTGATGACTACTACCGATATGGTTATGTGGGCAGGTATTGAATTTGCAATATCGGGATATATCATTAATCAAATCCAAAAAGAAAAAACCGTTGAATGATTACTTATTAGTTTAAAATCGTATCCCCACTCACAAGGTGGGGTTTTTTATGAAATAAATTTAATGTGATTTATAATTTTTTTACTATATTTGTAACCCAAATACAAAATATCACACTATGAGTTCAAGAAATACTAAAAAACTACCTGAACAGGTTAAATTTGAGAGGACATTCACTTATGATGATTGTATTGTTATATGGAAATACGACATATTAAAGACAAAATCGGGTCCATATGAGGTAGAAGTCAAATACCCCAAAAAAACCATTAAATAAGGTATTATTTTATATGGTGATTTTACCCCCAAAATCATTGATTTTTGATGAAAAATGGGTTAAAATACCCCTTAAATAGGGTTAAAAACTTACCAAAAAACACTATAATATGTCAAATTTTGACAAAAAATCATCAATTTAAGTAGAAAAAAGGGTATTTTTGAGTAAAATTGGGTAAATTAACACTAAAAAACCCTATTTTTATTGTTTTTTAGGTGGTTTTCCCATCAAATCTTGTAAATTCTTTAAATTTTTACTAAAATCATCAGGAAAATTCAGATTTTTCTTTAAAATATCAATATCAAAGGGAAATTCTTTGTTTTTTGGTATATTATTCATTGTTTTTATCATAGAAAACATATCTTTACCGTATTTTTTCCACCAAATGAATAAACCTATAGACATTACGCTTAAAACGAGCGTAAAAACGATTAAAACCACTGTTAATAACATATTATTTGAATTTGTAGGTTAATTATAGTGGTTTTAATCATATTTGTCAATTATTTAAGTAAATTATAGTATTTTTTGAACTTTGCTAGTCTATCGTCAAGTCCGTGAGTCCCTCCATTCACTCTTTTAGTCACTTTAGTCACAACATCGTCCGATGAACCTAAATCACAGATACTCCACAACTTATTTACATCAAAAAAGAACGCCGCAGACGCTAATGGATACTTATTTGCGACTAAATCGGGGTTTGAGACACAATCTTCACCAATAAATTGGGTAAATTTGGTATAATTACCCTTACCTGTTAACTGAATGTATCCTCTACCTCTAAATTTATACCCTTCTTTGGTTGTTTCGTCACCATTTCCCATTCTTCCACCATAAACACGGGATGCAATCTTTTCGGGTTGTTTTGCATACGACTCGGCAAGTGTTCCTGGGAAGTATTTACCAAATATCTTCTTTAAACCATCCGCAGAATAGTTTAAATTCTCTGAAACCGCCTTAAAATTACCTGATTCGTGAGCACATTGAGCTAAAAAGTGTGCCAATTGTAAATTATTGGTGATATTAAACTTTTTTGCCGTCTCTGATATCTGTGTAATCACTGAATCGGGGATAGAACCCTTAAGTTTTTCAATATTTAACCCTTCGGCAGGTGTTATTACAACATCTTCTTTAACTATTTGTGGTTTTTGAGGTTCGGGACTAAACATTTTAGTCCAAGTCACATCACCAACAATACCATCGTCTTTTAATCCGTTCTTTTTTTGCCATTCTTTAACTGCTGCCTCAGTTTTTAATCCAAAAGTTCCAATTGATTCAACACCTAATTTTATTTGAAGTTTTTTTACATCATCTCCTTTTGATCCTATTTTTAATAACATAATTTTTTATTTTATCGTTTAGTTTACTATATATAAATACGATAACGACAAAAAAATTACTTACTTTTACAATATGAATACCATACACAGGTAAAGATACCCAATATAAAAATTGGGGTTGCAATACCGATATAAATCTCTAAACTCATCTCATTAAATTTATAAAACCATTAATACTTCTTCTCTCATCGGTGTTAATTACGCCAAAATCTACTTTCCAAACATAAACCCCTTCTTTAACGGGTAAACCATTGTATGTCCCATCCCAAGAGTCATTAGGATTATGACATTCCCATATCATTTCACCCCATCTATTAAAAATATACAAATCAAATTTCTCATCATCAATACCGTTAAAATAAAATTTCCAAGTTTGATTATGTTCGTTACCGTCAGGTGTAAATGAATTTGGGATAAACAATAATACATCACTCTCAACAATTAAAAGTTTTGAGGTAGTGTCTGAACAACCAAGTTCGTCAACCACGGTTAAGTAAACCGGATATTGTCCTGTTATTCCTTCAGGGAAAGTTATAGTTGGATTACTATATACACTCGTTGTTGGTGTTCCATCAGGTGCATACCAATACCAACTAACAATATTTGAATATGATTGATCTTGCATCATTACTGATGTATTGAAAAATGTGGTTGGACTTGATGCAATATTAAATTGTGCGGTAGGTAATGAACGAGTTTCAACTATGTTATCAAATGTTTGAGTATAAACGCAACCATAATCTGAAGTAACTGACATTGTAATATCCCATATACCCGCCGAATCATAGGTATGTGTGATGTTGTCCGTTAGTAATGTTGTTGTGTCGGTATTATCCCCGAACATAATATAAGAACTAACCATATTGATTGTCGGTGATGAGGTATTCGTAAATGTAAAATTACTAGGAATGCATAATATTGTCTCATTAGGAACTAAAGACGGTATTATTGGTGTTGGGTAATCTAAATAAATATTAGATTCTATTTGACATCCATTCGCATCTTGAATTGATAACAAATAATCACCTCCCGATAATCCTGTGATAGTATTGGTTGATATCACATTATCAATTAGATAGTTATAAGGTGGAGTTCCTCCATTACCAATCATAACTACTGATCCGTCATTTTCACCACAAGTAACATCAGTTTCAACAATACTATTAAAAATTAATTGAGTTGGTTGGTTTATTGTAATAGAAGAATTTCCAGTACATCCGTTGTTGTCGGTAACTAACACATCATAGGTTCCGGCACATAAATTTATTGCGGTTTGAGTTGTTTGCCCATTTGACCAGAGATAGGTATAATTTGGGATACCAGTAGTGGCGGTAACGGTTGCCTCACCGTCACACCCTAAATTACAAAGAGGTTCGGTAAATGATGTTATACTTGTTTGTATAATAGGGTTGCCGGGTAAGACAAAAATAGTGTCAGGCCCTAAACCACCGACAATTAAATTACAAGTTGTCCACCCTTCATTACAAATTGGATAAACAAACTGACAAGTATACTCCGCACCTCCGACAGGTGGTGTAACGGTAATAGATTGTCCTGTCCCGATTGGAATAGGATTCCCTACTTCATACCAAGTCAATGTTGGGGTAACAACAGGTCCCGATGGAGTCCATCTCCAAGCATCGTTATTAGCAACCCAAGCCGTTGAGTTTCTTCCAGGGACGGTAATTCCTACTGTTCCAGCATTATTATGAATACCCTCAACTGCGGTTCCTCCTTGCCAAGTTAAACAAGACGGTTTATTTTGTATGTAATTTTCAATAATGTTTGTCGTTTCGTAGATTACAATATGGAATGTTCCTTGATTACCGGTACAAGAAAACATAGGAACTCCTATCCAACTAATAGTTAGTTTTCTACAAGGGGCAACTCCGGTTGTTTGGTATTTGATTTGCCCACCAAGTCCTGGATGCCAATCTTGCCAAGGACCCATAATACAATTATTTGGGACTAAAACATTACCTGTTGGTATTGTTTGCGAAGTAAATGTTGTTGGTTGTCCTGCCGAAAAAGAAATCCAACCGTTAGATCCAACATAAAATTGAGTATAAGTTACCCCAAAGAAACAAAAGTTAAACCCAATATTAAATGGTCCTTGTTGGGAATCATCTGTCATAAACAAATTAGTCCCCGTATTTGTTTGTGCGACATAAGGAATATTTGTTACCCCATAATCAGTGGTTTGATTTGGGTTTACACCACCCGGACCGCACTGACTTAAATCGGCAGTTAGAGTAGTGGAATTTACACCGCAAGGTAGTAACTGATCATCTCCAAGATATGGACAATATTGTGCAAATAATATTGATGACATTAGTGACATCAATAAAGTTAAAATTAAATTCTTCATAGTTATATGATAAATAGTGATTATTTTTTTTATGTTCCCGATAGACGGGTGTTAATTAGCAAAAGAAGCCATTGTTTTATTATTTATAGTTATTATATTTTTAAGTATGAAAAGAAGGTTACAAATTATTTTAAATAAAGTTCTAAAAGAACAAAAAGATATTTTGTATGGACCCAATAGTGACATCATTGTGAATGATGTCAATTGGATTAGAAGTAAAAAAACTTATATGGTAACAATTACTATTTACTCCGATAACATTGAAGAATCTGTTGAATCTCACCCCGGTGGTATTGAATATATGATGGATTTTGGATGGCCGATATTGGGTAAAGATTGTAATCCAATTATAATATCGTCGTTGGATGTAAAATTGTAACCACTAAATACTTTAAGGACTAGTCCCACCACCAACGCATTCTTTCTCTCAAAATTTTAAATAGTAAATCGTGAGCCCTTTCTTGATTATATGATGCAACCCAAAAACAAAGGGTGGATTTATCAAGATCTGGTTTATCTTTTAAAACTTTACGAACAGTCAAAGGATATTTAGACAAATATTTATCATCATCTTCCCAAAGTATGTCAAGATGTAAAGATTTACTATCGGGTTTATCTTCCACATCCTCAAATCTAAATTTTGTTTCGCGGTAATCCAAATATTCCACACCGTAATACTCCTCTCTAACTCTTTTAATTAGATTTAGAACTATTGTCATATCACGATTATCTGTTTCAATTCGTGTGTGTCTATTTGAGGAAACAAGTTCTTTTCTTTGGAACTCTATTTTCTTTTCCAAGATATCCAAGATGAATGAATGATCCCAATCTCTTTGTTTCCAAATAGTTGGAGTCCATTTAATTAAATTATTACAACCCGTTAAAAATGTTTTTAACCAAACAGGTAATTTTCTCCATAAAGATTTTCTCTCCCATGCGGAGTCGTTAGGTATTGGTAGTTTTTCGTAATTTTTCATCTTCGTTATTTTTATACTCCAAATATAATGAAAATATTATTAATAAGTTTACAAATACTGATAAAAAAGTTTCAAGTAACCAATGCCATTCAGTTTGGGTTAAACTCATATGAGTTCCAAACCAAACAAATGAACCATATCTTTGTCCGAAAACAATTATTAAATGTTTAATAAATGGTATCATCGTTTTGAAAGTAGTGGGGGTTTAAAATTATTTCCATATTTAAATAAATATTTGGCAGATTAGATTAAAAACATTATATTTGTTTTATACTTATAAAATATAGAACAATGGAAACAAAAAATAAATTAAAAGAGATTCAGTCAATGGTTGACACTTACAATTCTAAATTGGTATTTTCAGTTATCAGTTTTTTATTCTTCACCGCATTATTCACATACACTTTGTTTGTGGATATGATTCCAACATTTGTCCCTTACATTTCTTTGGGTGTAGCAATTGTGTTTATCCAACAGATAATTCGTTCATATAATTACAAAAGATTTTACGAAATTTCATACAACGCGAATGAAATGATTGATGAAATGTTTGATAAATAAAAAAAGGGACTTCAAGTCCCTTTTCAACATTTATTATTTTTAATATTATTATCCGAAAGTTTGTGCTCTTGTTCCTGATGCTATTTTTTGCATTTTAGTAAGTTCAGGTTCAAAACCAAACATTGGTTTTCCTTTTGATGTGTGGGTTAACTTAACTTTTCCTTTGTAAGAAGAATCTTTAGCCTTACTTAAAATAGATTCCATACTATTAGCCAAGTCATCTTCAGTGTATTTACTATTTCCAAGCAAATCTTCCATTTTATTCATTAAATCTTGTTTAGCTTCTTCTTTTTCTTTTTTACTTGCCCCGAAAAAACCTTCTTCCATTTCACCATCCATTTCTGTCTCAACGATAATTCTATGTATTAAGTCAGTCAATTCACTTTCTGTCAATCTAATCACTTTTTTCATTATAATTTTTTATAATTTCTTTTATTTAATATATAAATATATCATTGTTTACAAATTTTCGTTATTTGTGTAGTTGAGGTAAAACTTTTTCCGAAAAGAATAACGAAACTTCGTGTTCTAACCCCTCAAGGTTATCTTGTAATCTCACATCGTCATCAGATAGCACACTATAGAAATCGTAGTCAACTAAATGTCCTCGTTCATCCGAAATTATAATACCAAGATATTCATCACCATTAAATTTAATTTCACCATAATATTCAACCTCATCACCATTATCAATTTCTTCGGAGAATGTAAATTGGATTGGTAATCCTGATATTTCATCTTCAATTACCTCTCCTTCTCTTTCATCATATACTTCAGAAGGATTAACAAACTCATCAGGATGTCCACCCTTATTAGTATGTTCGGAATAATATTTTAAGTATTTTTTTTCATCAATACTCAAAGAGTTATATCCTCTTTCGGATATCTTGTCCAATAGAGAGTCAACATAATTTTGATTCTCAAGTAATATCTCATATTGAGATTCTGTTATTAAATAT